TGACAACCAAAGATTGGAATCTCGTAAGCTGTTTTCTTACAAATCTTATTGATTGTTTTATCACTAATACCTGCACGTAAGTCTCTACGCAACACAGGTGCTAAGAATGTATTCCATTCTTCACTATCAAATCGTTCAGCCATACTTTGAATAGCATCACGTGCGGCATGACCCGTCAATCTACGTTGACTAAGTTGTAGCATCAACTCATTAAACTCTTCCCAGGGATTGTCTGCATTAGTAATACCAACTGTTTCTGGTACTTGACGAACACCAAACGTAACGTAAGGATTGTAGCATGCCTTCACAAATGAAAGAAAAGTTATAGCGTTACTACTACCTAGGACACTTGACTCAAGCGCCTGTAAAATCACATCTTCTTTATGAAGGCGACTATCTGATTCGTTTAATTTATTAATCCAACTTGCTGACATATTTTATCCTGAGAATGGCCACGCTGTTGTTGCAACAAAAGGTGGACGGGGTTTAAGTTCTACTGTTTCAATACTCTCATTATACACGTCCTCATCTATTTTGTCAACAATATATGGACCCAAAATAGTGATACTTTCATAGTCAACTTGCCAATCATGTTCACTATCATAAAGCCATCCTGCACCACCATCTGCCCAAAGTTGTTCAATTTCTTCCTTTTCTTCTTCAGTAAAGCTATCATCAAATTCAAAATCTACTGCACATAGGTCCTCAAGTTCACATCCCCAACCAATTTCGGAATCTACAATATGTTCTTTGTCATCACTATATGGAAGTTCATCTTCATTTTCAACAAAGCCTTGACCCCAACGATATGTTTCGGTTACATTCCAACTACGTATATTACCTTGCTCATCTTTGCTGTAAACATCATAAAATGCTTCAACTGATTTTTTATCTACAGGTCTAATACGATATAATATAGCCATACTATTTTCCTTCTACAACGTAATATTTAGAATGAGGGTAAGTTACCAACAGCCACTCTAGCATCTCAGGGCTGTATGGTAACTTGACTGACTGATATTTGTTTGTGATATACATTACCAGCTACTGTTATAAAATACTTTAAAACCTAAGAATATTTCTGCCTTAGCATTAGTAACAAACTCAAGGTCTTGTTCATAGTAATGATTGTCTGCAGGATTACCAAAAAAGAAACCTTCTGTATCTGGAAGTTTACCGTGACGAATAGCACGTTCAAGGTTATCCAAATCATCCCATGTTAATTCAAGTTCAATGCCGTTGAATATAGGCCAACCAACACTTTGTCTTGGACGACCTTTGCTAACCCATAGTTGCTCCATCCATCCATGCAATCTAGGATGCTTGCGCCAATAAGCAAGTTCGTGTGGCTTAGTAACGGTCTCACTTTCAAAATCATTTGTTGTTTCATCAAACTCTGCGTTATCGTAGAAGTCATTGTATTGCCCTTTTTTGCTGGCAACATAAGCATACATATCTAGTCCCATTATTACTCCTTAATTAAATTTCAAGTTAGATTCTGGATACCAAAATCTAAAATATTCTATTGCTGTTTTTGTTAGAAAAAATTGATGTTGTAAGCCACTACTAGTAGAAAGCTTATATGACCAATTACTAGTCTGAATATGTCTACCTATCTTTACATACGCATCAATGTCATTGGTGCGATTAAATGATTTTTCAAAAAATGTGAACAATTCTTTAAAATTGTTATCATTATCTGTTTCACGACCAACCAATGTTATTTTCTTAGAAAACATAGTTGCTTTAGAATTACTACGTATATCATCTAAAATGTATCTCATTATTTCACCTGTTCCGCAGTTACCTGTTTAACTTTCTCAACACCATTATCAAGTAGTTTAGCAATACCACTAAAGCCTACAGTAGCAACAATGATGCCAAATACTGTTCCAATTAAAAAGTTCTTCATTATTAAATCTCCGGAAATTCTAATTTTTGCCAATCTTCTCTATACTCTATCTCTAAACATTTTGCCGCATCTGTATAGCCATGATTGACTAATGTTTGAACACACTTTTCTATAATCAAACTAGCAAAAGCGTCAGGATCAAAATCATATGTATATGTAGAACGATTACCTTTATCATCTACCTCAACATAGCCATTGGCTTCTTTAAACAGTTTTTCAATATCTTTATTCATCACTCATCTCCTCAACACCAAAATGGATTAACAAATCTCTACCTAACAAAGGACCATGTTCCCACACACTACGGGCATAACGGTCACACTCTCTAACAATCAGTTCTGCAAACTTTTCAGTATCAAACCGATCTACCATATAATTGTCAAACGCATTAGTACCACGCATTTCACGCACAATACATTTTGCCTTCAATTCATTAATTAATTCTGTATTCATAATACCTTTACACGATTAAGTTGGGTAGTGTTATCTCTATGAGCTTTAACAGTACCATAAATGTTCATTGTATCACCTGCTGGTACCTTGTTTTTGTAGCTAAAGAATACTGGTTGATCGTCTGTAGTAATCCCAGTCACAAAGAATACATTATAACTATGTGAATAGGTACACTTGATAACTTCAATTTCAAGTTTTACCTTGTCATTTACTTTACCAACAAAACCTCCGGTAGCAAAATTAACACGTTGTTCTGCGGTTTGACGTTCAACGCCACGCTCATAGCATGATGGCAAACTAGCAATAACAGCAATATCATATGTGCTAGTAATAACATTTCTGTTAGCAATTAACATTGCGGTATTGTCAAAATCAGTCAAATGTTTACCTTGAAGGATTTTAAATGTCAATGCTTGATAGAAAGCACGAACCTTTTTACCTTGGTCGCGGTCTTCGTCAGTAATACCTGATTGGTCAGATAACAGTTGTTCAACAATCATACGATTGGATAGTTTTGTTTTTGTAGTATCTGATTCGGAAATCATACTCAACTTGATATAACTGCCATTAATACGTTGTGCCGCACATGCCGCATTCCACACGTCATCGGCGTTGTGATTAACTACAACTTTGTTTGTTTTAGTTTTAGCACGATAGTAATCACTACCGTTATCATCTGCATGACCCATACGTTGAATTTGACGACTAGTCATGTTTGATACATTATAAAATCCAGGCATCATTAACTCCTTAAACTTCAGTTTCGTATTCGTAAAAAGTAACTGACGGGTCCAACTTCTTCAATTGTTTAGCCGCTGTCATCAATTCTTTGTAGCGACGGTTAACTTCTGCACGGGGCAACTCACCATCGCATGTAAGATTCTCCGGGCTAAGAGCCGAATCAATCATGTCCGCAACACGTTGCCGGCCAGCGTGAGTAGTAATTTCATACTGTTCACCTTTGAAGAAACTATTCCAGTGATTCTTCTGGTCAATAAATGCTTGTAGTGCTTTCATGTTTAGTCCTTTATTTAACTGTTTAAGATTCTATTATATACCCAAATCCATTTATTGTCAAATGTAGAAATCTGACGTAAAGCCCAATGATGTGTAGACAATTTCACGGACTTCAGTATCCATTGCTTCGCCGAACAATTCATAGTCACTATCGGCCACATCACGCAAATTTTGCAATACTTCGGCCCAAGTACTTTTACGATTTTTGTGGAATTCAATGATATCGGCAATTTGTTGGTTACCTTCTTCACTAAACATTCCGTATGTTGCTGTAGTCATTTCGTTTCCTTTATCTAACTGTCTAAGATTCTATTGTATCACCGGATCCATTTATTGTCAAATTTTGGCTTATTTTAATGTCACCGAGTATGAATTTACCCGAACTTCCCCTTTACCGTTTATGATTTCCGTTCCAAATTCTATGTTATTAATATAATTATCAGAAATAACATTTCGTTCTTTAAGAAAATTTAAAAACTGTTTTAAGTCAATATTATTTTGACCTGCTAATGATTTTATACTATAAAAAGTAACTAATGTGGGATTTCCAGTAACTGGTCCGGGTTGTATATTATAAATATACAGATTTTTACCGATAGTTACAATTTCTCCTGTAGGATTACACCAACCACCCCAACAATCAATAATAATACCCAATTCTAAATTCACATCACCAGTCTTAAGTCCACGTGGTTTATCAGTTTTTGATAACCAAGATGACAAAAATAACCAGCCGGAACCATTATCACGATTAATTTCAATATCCCAATTAATATCTATAGATGTAATATTATTAATAACTTTGGGTAATGATGGGCTAATATCAGTATTACCATAAGCGGGTTTAAATCCATAAACAATTTCTGGATATGACCTAACTCCAGTAGCTATATTAGTACCAAAATCCCATGTCCATCTAGCAACCACTGTATTTTTACCTGAAAATCCCATACCAATACATTGACTCCATGGTGCAGTTGGTGAAGGTACATTATATAATCCCCATGAACCCCATGAATTATTTTCATATCCATATTCCGGATTTATTTTTATATCCGGATGAATTACTACTGTATTCGGAGTTGTTACGCAATTTAACTGTAAATCTAAAGGTTTTAATAAAGTATTAATTATTGGTGCAGGCTCGGGTAATGGAGGCAAATCTCCTCCACCGCCGCATCCAATAATTGGACCTATTAAAATGAATGTTGAAAAAAGTTTAACTCTGGTCCTAGATAACATTGGTAACTCCGTGTATTGACAGTCTAAGATTGTATTATATACTCAAATCCATTTATTGTAAAATTTAAGCGGCTAGTCTTTGTTGTGTTTTTGCAACATTATCTTGGATCAACTGCTCAAATCCTGCGTTAGTAACTGGATAGCCCAGCAATTTCAATTGCTTTTTGATATGCGGTTGAATAAAGCCCTTAGAACCGACGATTTCAAGTGGTGCCTCACCCTTTTCTAAACGGCTGAAATATTCCTCAACTGTAAAGTTCTTTGTAAGGAATGTAAGGAAACTTGTTTTGGTGCCACGGCTATATTTGAAGCGGGCTACAAACTTTGTAGTACCGTCAACTGGGTTTGTATAGTCAACATACTCAGTACCGTAGAAATTGCCCTTGATGAATTTAGTCATTTCGTTTCCTTTATCTAACTGTCTAAGATTCTATTGTATCACCGGATCCATTTATTGTCAAATTTTGGGTATAAAAAAGCCCCAAAAACGGGGCATTTTTTGAGAACTAAAAGTATTACTTTTTAGTATTAGTACTTTGATTAACAAAACTGTACATTTTTTCCGCAGTTTCTAGGATTTTATCTAGTCCAGGAAACTCTGGCATGTTTACTTTGTTAACAATTTGTCCTGTTTTTTCATCACGTTCGGCACTTACTTCCCAGCCCAAATATTTAGCATGATACTCTTGACCAACTAAGTCTTTAGCCATTGATAAAATGTCGGTACGAATTTCGTAGCCATTTTTATTGAATTTAACTTCTGGTAGTTTTGGTGTGTAGTCTGACATTATATTTCCTTTGTGTGTTAATGTTCATATAGTATATGACATTTTTTTCTGTTGCTCAAATCTTTCGGGAAAATGTCATTTCATTTTACTTGCTTTGTAGTCTTTGATAGACTGAATTGCCTCTAGTAGGCTGTTGAAAAGTTGTTTAAGTGTGTTCATAGAAATCTCCAATCTGATTGTTTGCGATGGAACTCGTAGGTCAATCGCTCAATGTCACCTGAATCTTGTGGATTACGGCTGACTATATATTTTTCTAACTCTGTTCCGTAGGTGTCTGTAGAGAAACCCAGGAACACTACTAGCATTCCTAGAAATTTCTTCATATTACTTAGCCTTTGTAGATTTAGCAGATTTTGCAATATTAAAAGCAGGTACCATTGCTTTATACTGGTCAGCTAATTGTGTGTAGAAATCTTTGCTTGTGAAAATCATACCCAAAGCCATTGCTGATTGCATTCCTGCATCTGCGGCTTGTTTAGTGTATTTTGATTGTGCATCAATAAAACCGTTCAATGCATTTTTAATGCCATCGTGTTGAACTGTTTGTTCTACGAATTGTTTTTTGAAGTCTGAAACGCCATCAATAAAGGCGTAAGTTGCTGTGTTAAACATTTTATATCTCCTATGTGTGTGTTTAAAATTGGGTTTTTATGAAGAACCCCTAACTTCATATATATTTATGCCGATTGATAGATTTCTCTATATTTTGACATAGCTATTTCTCTAGCCAGAAACAATCTTAACTTGACATAATCAGTTAATTCCTCATCCTCTTTTAAAGAGGTTTCAATATTTAATACAATCCTACGAGAATTAACTAATATATCCTCATCCTCAAATAGAATCAAATTTGGATCAATGCCCCAAGTTTTAATTGCAATAAGTTTGTATGGATTACTTCTTAGAAGCTTCGGCTTTTTTATCGTCGGCTTTTGCTGGTGCTGGGCTAGCAGGCTTTGCATCACTTTTAGTGTCTGCCTTGGGAGCATCCTTTTTCTTAGCTAATTTCATTTCTTCTTTTGGTGCTTCTGCTTTAGCAGGTGCAGCCGCAACTGGAGCAGGCGTTGCTGGCTTTGCGGCAGTATTCTGAGCCATTGCTGTTGCTACTGACAATGTTGTGATTAGGGCGATTGCTAATGTTTTCATTTTAAGTTTCCTTTATGTTAATGAAGTAGATTTTATACCTACATATATATAACGTATCAGACACGTGATTAGTTGACATAAATACATTATGTTATATATATCTTATCAGGGAATTTACGACGGGCAAAACTACGAATATGCTAACACACCAGACCAAATAGGCAAATCATTTAATAATGGATTTGCATGTATGGTTGATGTTTGGCGAATAAATAATACACTTTGTGTAGGCCCGGAAGCTGCACCTATTCCAGTTACTGACAAATATTTGCAAGGTAATCGTTTTTGGATTAAATGCGGGAATCAGGTAACATATGATTGGTTTACAACACAATCATTAAAAAATTACCCTAACTATTTTTATCAACCCAATTCTAATGTAAATGCATTAACTAGTAGTAATAAGTTATGGACACCGGGTACAGTTCCGGTAAATAATACTAGTATTGTTGTGCTACCTGAAATAAAAGATAGAGCATTGTTTAGTACAGTACAGTTAAGATGCTACGGAATATGTAGCACCTATTTAACTTTTATTAAACGTATGCGTAATGAAGGTGAATGGTATTAACCACCACGACCACTTCTACGAACAACAGTTGCACCACCATTACCCTTAGTTGGTTTAGGACCTTGTGATTTAGGAGCTTTAGCCAATCCTGGATGTTTGTTATTTTGTTTGGCGGCATTAGCCATATTGATAAAAGGGTTCTTGCTTTTCTTTCCTTCAGTCATTTTGTTACCTTTATGCTATCTAAATATTCATTTACATTTCCATACAGACTTATCATCATAGCTATTTTGCTATCATAAAATCTTATGTACGGAAAACTTCTCTTTTCAAGTTTATTTACTCCCATATAATAGGGGCATTTGATTTTTTTATTAAGTTCTAGTATATAAGCATGATATTGAATTTCCGGTTGCAATTTTAATTCATATTGATAAAATTCAATTTCTGCCATTCTGAATGCTAGATCACCGTAATCAGTTAAACGTAATCCATCTTGGCGACCAGTCATCCACCATTTAAATATTAGCTTATCTACTGGTATAGCTTTTTCTTGTTTAAATGTATCAGGAAGTTGAGCCAATACAACTTCTGTAATAGTTTCTTTTAGAGCCTTACGCTTACTCATCTGGGTAGACAACTCTACCTGAATTCATAAACACTACAGTAAACTTATCTGTTTTAAATTGTAGGTTTAGTTTACGACACAAATTTCGTGCATGACCTGGATTACTGAAACTTGTTTTCTTATACTTAGGAGTTGATTCATTATCTAAGTAATGTTGGCTTTTTAAATTAATAGGTTGACCATCATAAAATACTGCCCATATGCCGGCAGCTTCTACAATTTGATCACATTTATATGTTACTTTGTCTACTAGTTCAAGTAAGACTTTTGGTTGGGTTCTACTCATTAAAATTTACCACCGTTAATTTCTACTTGAAATACAGGCTCTATTGCAATTTTATTTTGCAACAATTCATAGTTATCAACAAGTAATTTTGACAGTTCATCACGTAATCCACGTGCTTCACCTATAGGAATTACAACGTCTTTTCCTTGTTTAGTTTCCATTATGGATACTTTATCTATAAATCGTTTAATGTGTATCATCAAGTATTTATCGCTGTTTTAGCATCAAATTCAGTTTTATATGGTCCTTGATAAGGATAACGCTGAATAAAGATATATTTAGGGCAAAAAATAGTTTCACTTTCATTACCTTGTTGAATGTTAAACCATCCTGCGGCGTGATAACACTTGCTTTTTGGACCTGTAGTAAATAGATGCAATTTACGTTTAATATCTAACATACTGTTAAAAACTTTATCTGTTGTAGGATATACCTTAAAGGGCAAATCGTGTTTAGTTTTATCTGCTTTTTTTACAATTTCAAACTCAATATTTGTCCTACGTTTAATAGCATTTGTGTTTTTATAATGGCTTTTATTGCCATTCAATTTCACTTCAAATCCTGATCCATCAGCTAATACATTGCCAACTTTTTCTTTACCATCAGTAACAATCCAAAATTGATTTTTAACTACGGGTTTTGCAATAAGTGTTTTTGTCATGTTTGTTCCTCTGTGTAAGTATACTATGTTTAAATATATATGTCAACCTTTGTACCAAGATTATATAAATATCGGTACTCTTGATATTCTTGGGTAAGTTTTAATGATTCATACCGTTTAATTTCGTCAATATGTTCTTGGAAATTGTTGTCTTGTTCTAATCGTCTTTCCAATTGTGTTTTTAATATCTTTTCTTTTTCTAACTCTTTAGCCGTTGCAATCTCTCGGACTTTTGCTAGTTCCATAGCATCTTTTAACATATTATACCTTAAGGTATAATTAAGCAAGGGGGTAGGAGCAGATATAGTCATTTAATACCAAAATGATTTTTTATTGCGTTTTTTGCTTCTATAATAGCAGCCTCATGTTGATTTTTATCAAATGAGGTATGTACATGAGGTTTTGCTGTATTATCTATGGCAAGTAAACATTCATCAATTAATATTGATGCAAATAGTCCGACAGCAAATTGTTCATCAGTGATACATTTTTCTGCTATTCCTTTAAGTTTTTCGTTATCCATATTTATCCTCTATTTAAATAACTTTACATCCTTATGTTTAACAATTATAACACAATGTATATTATCTTTATATTTAATCGGTAAATCTAAATGAACACTAATTCTTGGTCCTTCAAGTTCATTAATCAATGTATCATTACCAACTGTACCTACAAATGGAATTTTATTCCATTTCCCAATAATACGATCACCAATATTATATTTACCCTGATATCGGTTTGCTTTGAAATATTCTGCTAAACTTGGCATTATAACATAAATTGTTTTAATAGATTACGGGAAATAGATAGATCCTCTACTAGAGGTTCTTCAAGGATTTTACGATATTCTGTAATGATTTCTAAAGCATAGGCTTGGTCCTCATCATCCAATGAGTTCCACCACTCAAATAATTCATTTGGTGTTTTGTTTAAAATATATTGTAGATTGTTATAATCTCTGTTCATTTCATTCTCCTAATTTTTCCCAAGTGTATTCTGATTCTTTCATGTATGCCACTGGTTGTATCCAACCATTTTTAATAGCTTCTATAATCATAAATTTATATTGACTAGGACATTTGTTACTAATTTCAAACCCAGCACGTGGCGCCATAACAATACCATTTTCTATCATAAAATCAGGATCATCCTTACGGATAGTTTTAATAGTTTTGTCTGGAGAAGTAAAGGTCATACAAGTGAACCTGTATAAGTGTTGTTTAACCACCGGCTGTAGGTTTCCGATTGCTCTGATATTTTTGTCAACTCATACTTGCCACAGAATTTTAGAAAGTGTAGGCCAACTTGAGGGGTAGTAACAGTACGAACACCCTCACGAATATGTTTGTCAACACTAGCCTTAACCTCATCGGGTTGACATGTCAAATCAATCAATACCCGATAGCGTTCATAATCATCACGCACCCGATGTTCAACATTATTATGGTCCAACCAGCGTTGAAGTTGTAGATTGTTCCACGAGTAGCCTTGCTTTTCTCTATCAGCATAAGCCTCAATCAATCCAACTTTATTCTTAGTACCTTTAGTACGCACACCTGGGTATGCACTGAACACGTTGTCTGTAGCATCTCCCCTCATGCATTTCTCAAAAAGTATAAATTGGGGGTCACCTAACAATTTAGGTTCACCTGTTTTCTTGTCCTTAATAATACGACCTTTATCGTCAAAGTAACCTTCAAGCGTAATCAATTGATTAGTGATTCCATTATATTGTTTCACGTTTTTGGTTATGAGTTGTATGTAGTCGCTATCACTTGAAATAATAAAATGTTCATCATCGGGATGCAAGTGAATGAAACGTGCAATCAAGTCATCAGCTTCTGCCTTAGGATCACGAAGGACACTTACGTTAGTTTTCTCACGTAAAAAAGTTGTGAACTTTTCATACGTTTCCCAAAAAAGTTCGTTTTCTTCTTTTTCTGCTTCTGTTTGTGATTGTGTGTCTACAACTCTATTCTTTTTATACGGCTCATAGTAAGACTTCCTCCACGATTTTCCCTCCAAACAGAACACAACGTGATCAATTCCAAATTTGCGAACGATTTGATTGCATGATGCAAGTGTAAGATGTAAGGCCATGCCCACCTTCTCCCATGGATCACTATTGCGTGAGGCAACATGTCTTGCTCTGAAAAAAGTATTTGCGGTGTCAATAAGTGCGTATTTCATATGTTATGTAGGTAAGTTGAGTAATGTATATATTATAACACACATTACTCATTGTTGTCAAGTTAGATATCTTCCAAATACTTGTCAGGAAAGTTATTGATACCTTCCATTAAAGATTTGATGTTATATCTTGTAATGGGCAAGAACTGTTGTTTCAAACGTTTAATCTTCAGTGGGTGACTTCTGATACGGTCCTCTACAATGTTCTTAACATATTCAAAATTTATCTCTGTATATTTTGGGTCAACATACTCACTTGGTTTATGACTTCCGTGAGGGTTTTCCAAGAAAGGAAACAATTGACGAAAAAGGTAGCTCTCACAATTTCTTACATGCTCCTCATAACCTTCAACAGCAAAATAACAATGATGCATATATGCTTCATTATTTCCTTTAGTGTAGGAAGTAATACGTGATTTAAGACTATTAGATATACCGGGTTTAACCTTACCGTATATTTCAGCGATATATAATGCCATACTTATCATTTGAACAACTCCTTCTTAGCAGGTGCCAACTGATTGAACATTTGAGTTCGATTCTCACAATAACGTGTTGTTAGACTCTTTGGTACAAACTGATATGTTCCACCTGCTTTTTGATATAGTTGCAACAACAATACTAATGAAGCATCACGGGGACATCCTGAAGGTGCATCACCAAATGCCTTTTTATAATATAAAGGATATACTTGCTGTGTTAGATTCTTAAATTCAGCCCAACCGCCGGCCACTTCTTTTACTAAGGCATTCAAATCACGCATAAACTCTTTGAATTCAGGGGAATTGAAATCTGCACCTTCCTTAATAAGTTTCTTACGTAATTCTTGAAACGGAAGCATTTCAATAGAATCTAGAGGTTCTTGAGGCCAGTATGTATAATGATTCTCGCCAAAGAAATTGATATCTTCAACATCTAGCTTTTTGATTAAGTTAGAGTGAACAACAGCACCGGGTTTGAATCTATCGGGACTTTCTGGGTGTACTGGTGTCAAATTATATTTGACAAAAGCATTTTGTTTTCGGTGCGCCATAACATATTTTTCTTGAGAACTATTATCCAAGAGACTACCGAATACATGAATCTTATGTGTATCAAAAGGAATGATTGGAAGTTTATCTTCACCATTAATACCCAAGAAGTGTTCACGTGCAAAACTAAAGTCACTAGTTTCAACAACTTGACAATTGACTTTGACGTTCGCCCAGTCATTCTTGTCAACGTCATCAAACAAACCTAACATTGCACGAATGGCAATTGCCAATACCGTGTGTTGACCGTCAGTAATATAATAAGTATTTGTACCGGGCAAACGAATTACGTTAACTGTTGCCGGGCGGCGACTATCCCATGTGGTGACGATTCTAAATAAATGATCCCAATCAATCTTACGTTGAACTGCAAGTGCAGTAAAAAGATATAGAATCGGAATTTGTTCTAGTTTGGGCATTTGATTATATTTTTGAGGCTTACCCTTGCACTCATTTTGGTAATCATCAGTTTTTAAGAAATCCTTAAGTTGTTTAAAGAAATCACTTTTCTTAAAAGTATCTACTAGATTAGTAATACTGTTTTGCTCAATATAACCGGGTTTCTGATCCAATTCATTTTTTGGAAGATCCTTCTTAGTTACAGATTTTGAGTTTGGTACCCATGCGAATTTAAAAGTTTTAGACTTTGACATTTTTTTCTCCTATAAGTTAATGTCTGTGCAACGAATATCATTCAGCGCACAATTTGTATTATACACGAGATTTTATTAAATGTCAACCTTTTGGATAAATTAGCTTACCTCTGTACGGCCGTTACCTAAATCCTTAGTACGTATTACCCTTGCATCACGGCTTTCCGTACGGTTTTCGGGATCTGCTACCTGTTGTTCATACATCTCTAATGCTACATTACGACATACTGTTTGAAACCACCGATCTACTATAATTACATCAGTATCATCATCTCGTTGTCTATAACCTGCTTTAATAAGATTCAATACAAACTTGTCATTAAAATCTAAATCAAATGCACCATCATTAATATTCTCAGGATTGATTTCTACTTTAGTAATAGCAATGTATGGTTCACCGGCTGCCGTAGCTTTTTCTTTTGCTGTAAGTTCTGTCTTAGCTTTAACTTGTTTAGGCTTAGGCTCTTTCTTAACAACAGGCTTAATCTCTTGCTTTTTAAATAA